ATAAAAGTTGGTCATCAAGTAAATGTAAAGTTATGCCATCAAGTTCTTTTGTCAATGAAATTTGACAACTCAATCTGCTAATACCTTTTTTATATCCTTCTTCATATTCTAATATCTCTTGTTCACTGCTATTATAATCTATGGGATTTAATTTGGCAATCCAGGCATTGTTTACATGTACGTGACAAGTAGCACAAGCACAAGAACCACCACAACTAGCAGGAATTTCCGGTAAACTTGCCTCTTTAGCTGCCTCCATTATAGTCCAACCAGCAGGCACCTTTACTTGGACTTTCTCATTGTTTGTCCTAATAAAGTTTACTGTTATCACGTAGCTTCGGTTATTAACTTTTGATTCTTTGTTATAATTGAGCTTGTGTTTTGTTCGTAAGATTTTCTTATCTCATCTTTAGGTTCTGTCATAAAAACTATTTTCTCTTTTGTTATAGTGACAGTATCCTTTTTACCAAAGGCATTGTACAATGACATCATTAATTGTAATGGTTGTCCTGGACCTCTTTGTTGAGGTATAATCACGAATGGATTTTTTAGACTTACACCTTGGTCGTTCTCACCTACCTTGGCAATTACATCTTCGCCTGTAGATAGTCTTAATATTTTCACTTCTTGCATAATAACTCCTATTGTATTATTTAATATAACACATTACCTATAAAAAGGCAATGTTTTACTTCTGTTCTTTGTCAACCGGTTTTAGTCTTTTACTTAATACAAACGTTCTATTAGGGTTAACACTAACATTCATTTGTCTCATTAAATCTCTATTAATTAATAAGTCTGATCCTGATCTTGGTCTACTATCTAATCCTACCTCTACATCTTTATAGGTAAAACCATTAAAGGTTAAATCTAATAATATTGTAGGTCTAATTTCAGAAGGTTCGTTTGTAGCATTTGCTCTAAAAATTTTACTTTGACCAAATTTAGGTTTCTCATAAGTTTTACCGTTATATTTCCATTTAACAGTTTTCTTATCTGACATAATTTTATCGGCATGTAAAGCACAAGCTTTTGATCCGTTACCACTATCAAACTTAGCTCTAACTTTAGCTACATCGGCAACGTCAACAGTTTCTAACCAACCACATTCTATAAGTGATTGTCTATCCCAATGACTTCTATCTTGAACATAATCAACAAGATATTCCATCATTTTTTCACCGTCTATTCTACCAGATGGTTCTGGATCAGAATAATAATCCTTGTATTGGTAACCTTGATAGTCAGCACCTGATCCTGGACTACCATTGATTTCTAAAATGTATGGTTTTTTATTGTGTATTATATGGTCAACTCCTACCATATATGCCTTTGAAGCTCTTGAAGCTTTTAAAATTAGTTCATGTTCTTCATCATTTAAAACATAAGGGTGTGCCTCGGCACCTCTATGAGTATTTGATCTAAAGTCATATGAGCTATGTACTCTTTTTGTACTTGCAATAACTTTGTTATCTAAACAGAAAGTTCTTACATCAAACTTGACAGGCATAAATTCTTGTATTAAAAGTTCAGATTCTAATTTCCACATTGCTTGTACAGTTGCAACAAGACCCTCATAACTTTCAATTTTAATTACTCCGATACCTTGTGTACCTGTTAATGTCTTTAAGATAAGTGGAAACTTACCACCAATCATATCTATTCCAGTTCTTATATTATTCTCGTTAGATATAAATGCTGTTCTTGGTGTAGCTATACCAAACTTTTCAAATAGTAAAGCTGACGTTAATTTGTTATCACAAGTCATCATAGCTGCTCTTGTGTTTAACATAAATGATTGTGAGTTTTGAAAGGCAGAGATTAAAGACAGTCCAGCTTCGTTCTCCACTGCACCACCTCGTGTTACAACAACGGTATCTTTACCTGTAAAGGTATGTTCACCATTCTTACCATCGTAATTATAGACAGTAAGGGTGTTCTTATCTTCGTCTTTTGCTGTGATTATAGTAGATGTAGTATTAACAATAACGCATTTAGTCTTTTGTTTTTTACACGCCTTTTCTATAAGTTCAACAGTTGAATCCTTTTGAGGATCCTCTGAATCATTTATAGTAAGTATAGCAACCGTAATCGGTTTATCTTTACGACCTTGGTTTTGCTCTGTTATATAATCTCTAAACTTTGGTATCTGCATTATCAGGTTTTTCTTCCTTCGGAAGAGGCTTGTCTTCCTTAATTATTTTCTTACCTATGTTATATTTAGCGGATAATATCCACTCTTTTTTCTCTTTAAATGGTAATACTTTAATTTGTGATAATGGTGCTTTGTTTTCTTTTGCTGTATCTTTGTTTAATATATTGATTAATTTCCAGTCTTCTAGTAATACTGCTATTGTATTTCTACGTTGTATATCATTATTAATTAGAGTTGCCTTCTTTCCATCTAAAGCAAAAAGTTCTTTAAAATGTACTATGTAATACTTTCCTTGTTTGTGTAATATGTGACAAGATTGAAAAAGGGTTTTATCTTTTCTACTTGCAACACCTATTCTGGTAAGTGTTTCTCTAACCTTTAAGAAATCGTCTGGTTGATTTAGAGTTACCTCTAACATCTGATCTTGTGACCACGTTATTTCATCATTCATTTTCTTCTCCCGCCTTTGTATAAGGCTTGTTTAATTTTATCTATATGTTCTTTTGAGAGTATTTGTAGTGCTTGTCTTGCTTTATCATTGCTGTATCCATAATACTCTTTTACATATTCCAAGTCAATCAACTTAATTTGTTTGATCCACTTCCCTCCAAATCGTTTCTTTGGTCTGATACTATTTAGTAAAAACTGAAATTGTATGTCTTTGTCCAAGAAGTGATAACCATTCATTTCATTGGCATGTGGAAGTGTATCCCAAAACATGGATAAACACTTATTAATGATGTAGGGAGGGTACTTTTTAATCCAGGCAATATCGCTGGTCTTCAAAAGGTTAACTTTTGTTTCGTTTATAGCTTTTAAATAATCTTTTAATTCGTACATAATATAAACTAGTGCCTTGAATCAATTTTATTTAAGTTCTGCTGTTCCGCCAGCGTCTTCTAACTTCTTCTTTAATTCTTCAGCATGTGCTATTTCAAGGTTTTCTTCAACCGTTTTAGGTAAATCTTCAACAAAAGTCTTTGCTTCCATTAAACCTAATCCTAATACTTCTTTAACAACTTTTAATACACCCATTTTCTTTTCACCAAAACTTTTTAATATAACTGTAGCTGTACTCTTTTCTTCTGAAACTGCAACAGGTGTTGGAGCAACTGCTTGTAAATTACTTGCTTGTATTCCCCACTGATCTTCCATCATTTTGGCCATATCAGCAGCTTCTTGCATAGTTAATTTACCTATTTCATTTACTAATTTGTTAATGTCTGTCATTTCTCTTTGGGTGCCTACCCATATAATGCTCGGATGGTTCGTAGTTCCATCTATGTCCGTGGTGTCCTCTTACGTCAGCATACCACATTCTAAACTTAACTATCATAACTCTCCATAATGTTCTCTTTGCCATTTCTTTTCTTTATCTCTTTCATTGATTTAAAAGGCATTTGCCTTTCTAAACATATTTAGTAAAATGTTTCCTTTCATCACTTGAATTTACAATTGGCCATAATCTCTGTTAGGCAGGCGATTACATTAATTTCGTGGTCAGCCACAAAAGCTGCCTTGTACTGGTAGCCAGCAATTATTAATATCGCTTGAGGTACGGATTTAGGTTCTAAACTNTCATATAGAACATCATAGACACCTCTGAATAGATCAGTAGCGTCCATATCTAAATGTTGGATTACCCACTTCCTCATNNTATCAAACTCTTTTTTCTTCAGGTAACCCATAAGATTNTTATAGTCTGTTTCTTTTANATTGAATAGAATACCACTGTCAATCTTACCACGTACAGAATATCTTTGAAGTTCGTTGATAGTTCTTCTAAAATCTGGATAATGTTTTTCAATTAACTGAGCTAATATTTTTTTATCATACTCAATTTCTTGTTCTTTTAAGATACTTTCCAAACGTTTCATAAAAGCAACAGCAGTTTTCCCTCTTTGACCATTAGAAACTTTGAAGTCAATAACAGTACAACGACTATGTAAAGCTGGTATGATTTTGTTCTTATAGTTACAAGTAAATATAAATCTACAGTTATTATAAAAACTTTCTATGAAGTTTCTTAAAGCAGGCTGTACCGATTCGGCATTCATATAATCTGCCTCGTCAATTATGACTACTTTATGTTTTGATTCTGTATTGAAAGATACAGTTGTTGCAAAGTTTTTAATCTTATGTCTTAACGTATCTATTTGACGGCCTTCATCTGATCCATTGACTATAATATAATCAAGGTTTAATTCTTCACATAAAGCACGAGCAACAGTTGTCTTACCAGTACCGGCAGTACCAGTTAATAACATGTTTGGTAGTTCTTTTTTAGATAGAAATTCTAAAAAGGTATTCTTTGTATCTTCTGATAAGATACATTCATCTATTGTTTTGGGTCGGTATTGTTCTACCCACAAAAAATCTGTCATTGACCAACTCCTTAAAATTCAGAGTCAGGTTCTAATGCAATCCAATATTGGACGTTTTTTGCTCTACTAATGAAACTAGATATTTTTGCTTTTGATATTGCTACATCATAATCATCTGGTATCATCTTAAAGTTTTCTGATTTAAAGTAAGCAGTAAACTTAACATCTGATTTTCCGATTACAGAAGACACTACGTTAGAAGTCTTGTTTTTCTTATCAGTAGCCACTAATTTAATATTTTTACCATCGCCTATTACAGCAACATCTGGTAAATTTAAAGTTGTAACGCCTTTATGTAGTTCAGCTAAGTCATCATTTTTTAATTGAAATGAAACATATTTATCTGGCATGTTAATCTTATTAGGTGTAAACACCGTAGATTTATCAGAGAAGAAATACTTAACTGATTTTCTTCCCTCTTTAGCTTCACTGATAGTCATTGAAGCACCACCATTAAACGTTAGTTCAGGACTTTTAAATAAATCCAATGATCTTAAAAATTGTGGTAGATCATAGATAGCAAATTCACTATCAAATTTTTCTTTTATTTCAGCCTCTGCTAAAATATTTCTCATATTGGAAATAGTTTGTATCTTATTTCCTGGCTTAATTAAAATGTTCTGATTTATATCAGAGAAATTTTTTAACAAAGCTATTGTGTTTGTGGACAAGTTCATTTTATAATCACTCCTATTCATAATTTAACTTTTCTTTTTGGAGCGGATACTTGGTACTGCCCCAAGTTCTACAGGTTGGAAACCTATCATAATACTTTTATACGACATCCGCATTTTCTATACTATATCAATTTGTTCAAAATGTCAAGCCTCCAAATATTTCAAGACATTTTCTGGTGAAGATACTCCATAAGGATCCGATGGATCATTAAATTCTTTACCAGGTTCAACGAACATTTTTATTATATCACCATTGTGTACAATAGCTGCATATCTCCATGAACGGTAACCAAAACCAATGGCCTCTATGTTAACTAACATATCTAAACTCTTTGTTAGTTCGCCATTGCCATCTGGTATCATTTTAATGTTCTTGATTTGTTCGTTGGTTTTCCATGCATTCATAACAAAAGAATCATTTACTGATATACAATAAACCTCATCTATGCCATGTTCTTTGAATTTCGTATACAGGTTGTCATAACCTGGAAGTTGTTGTGATGTACAAGTTGGTGTAAAAGCTCCTGGTAAACTGAATATAATTACTTTCTTATCTTTAAAGTAATAGTCAGTAGTTCTATCAACCCATTTACCATTGGAAAAATTACAAGCACCTGATTCGGATATATCACCTTCACGTGTTTTAAATTTTATATTCTTTATTTCCATAATATTATCTCACTTTAACATAAAATCAGGAGGAAGTCAATGCTCCCTCCCAATCCATTATTTATTTAACTTGTACTAATTTTGACCAATTGTCTTTACCAACTACTTGTGGAAAGAAACCAGCCGCTTTCATCCAATTGGTTTTACAACCTAATTGTTTTAATCTATTAATTCCTTCATTCCAATCCTCTAAAGTTCTTTTTCTTTTTTCACTTATTGGAGATTTAGGTGTAGGTCTTGATACATGAAATATAACTTGACAAGGGTTACCGGTCTCAAGGTACTTGGTTATCATTCTATGGTAAGTTCTATAAGCACCACCTTGTTTACAAATAAATGTATGTACACCATTGGTTTCCTTACCATCATAATTATATTTAATAGACGAATCATCTTTAGACCATCTTTTTGCTTTTGATGGATTCCATTCATAGACAGCATTGTGTATACTAGCTCTTTCTTCTACTTGTCTAATAATATTTTCTATAGATTGAGTGTGTCTATTAGGACAAAGTTTATATAAATGGTCTCTAATCTTATCACTATCTTTAGGAAAACCATGTCTATCTATTTTTACCATTATAGTTTTAACAATGTCTATTTCTTTATTGTTAACTTTTGGTAGACCTTCATTTTCCATGGTTCTTATATCTAATAATTCACTATCTGTACAATCAACTATATCAAACCACATTTCAAAATTATCACCATATAATTCTTCTAAAGCTATACATCTATTATAACCATATGCTAAAATATATGAATAGTCACTAGACTTATCTGGATTTTTATAAACACATGGTAGATATTCACTTGTATTCCAACCACTAGATAAAGAGTTTTTTAAATTCTCAATATCTTTTTCGCTAGTACCATGCATACGAGCGGTGTTGCCTAATTTATCATCAATATGAATTTTTGATAATTTTAATTTGGTTGGATTTTTTTCTATGTAAACTCCGACATTTGAAAAGTCGGGAATTGGACGCTCAAATTCTTTTTGAGCAATTTTTTTTGTTTCTATTAACATTTTTTTCTCCTATTGGATTATGAGTTTTCAATCCCATAAGGATTAAACAACTCTTGTTTTTATTTATACATTATCTTACTTTAACATAAAATCGGGAGGAAGTCAATGCTCCCTCCCAATCTCTCAATTTACTTGATTTTTATAGTTCTAGGCTTCTTTGAGTCTGGAACAATCTTCTCTAAAGATACCTTTAAAAGACCATCTTTTAGTTCAGCACCCTTTACTTCGCAGTCTTCTGCTACAGTAAATGACTTACTAAAATATCTTTTAGCTATACCTTTGTGAAGTATACCATCATTGTCCTCAACCTCTTTAGTCTGCTCGTCTTTATTAGACTTGATTGTTAGAACATTGTCAGCATAGTCAACAGTTACATCATTTTTAGAGTATCCTGCTAATGCTAATTCAATATCATAGGTAAACGAACCTGTTTTAACGATATTGTATGGTGGATAGTTTCCCATTCTCGTAAAATCTGTATCTAACATATGTTCAAAGTTGTCAAACATACTGTCAAACCCTACGGTTATTGGTCTTAAACTATTAAAGAATTGAATTGCTTTTGAATTGGTCATATTAACCTCCTATTGTTAAGCAAAGTTATTGTTATAGACAACCCTTAATGGCATTGTCATAGTTATTTATATAAGTATTAATCTTCAAATGTCAACCATCTATATAAAATAAAATGGTAGTTTTTATATAAGGGCGAAACTACCAAAACGCTCCGCAGCTTTAGTTTGTTTTTTTAAGGTGGTGCGAAACTAAGCGCAAATGCTAAAACAATCCACCATATCCGAAGCTATAATAGCTTCTTTAACGCTGTCATAGGACTTACGAGCAGCCTTGACCATAATATATATATCACTTTTATAGCGTTAAATTCCATAAATTTCTTATAAAAATCTCTCTTGTAAACGTTTCTTCCTCTTTGCATTAGCAATTCCTTCTTTCTTTTTTCGTCTCTTTTTTTCAGAAGGTTTCTCAAAATACATTCTTTCCTTATAATTTTTAAGGAAATTATCTTTTAAATTTTTTCTTTTTAAGACTCTTAAAGCCTGTTCTACATTACCATTTCTTACATCTACTTTTATCATAATTCTTTCTCTTGTTTAATCCTTAAACGGTGGCGACCACTACATCGCCACCAAGGATTACACTATAGCTTAAACATTATCCGAATCATCTGTCCCAGCATCGCTGTCAGAATCATCGTCTTCGTTCTCGCTAAGATCCGATTGTTCGGTTAAATCTTTTTGTCTATTCTGTTCCATAATGTCTTCAACACTAGCACCAGAATCTACTTTAGTATATAACTCTACAAACGAATTTTTTGTATCATCATCAAATCTATTAGTACACATTGTAATAGCTTTTACTTTATTATTAAATATCGCATAAGCTTGAGTAATGTGGACCAATCTTCTTGTTGAGATAATCTCGTCAACGCCACCATCAAAATAAGTTTTTCTGATAACATCAGCCCATGTAGTAAGCTTTTCTATGAAAGCTTTGTCTGATTTACCAGCTTGTTTTAATGTGTTAGTTAATATTTTTTTCTCAATAGCAACACTTGGATATTTCTGTTCAAAAGTAACAGGAAATCTTTCCAAAAATGCCTCATTAAGAATGTTGGTTCCGATAAACTTACCGTCTTCACTACCTTGACCTTTAGTATTGGCAGTAGCAATAACATTAAACCCTAATTTAGGTTTAACAAACTTGTTTATCTTTTTAACATAAACTCCTGAACCTTCAAGTATTGGTTGTAGACACATAATCTTATTACTAGCAAGGTCAACCTCGTCTAATAATAACATAGCGCCTCTTTCCATCGCCTCAATAACAGGTCCGTTTTGCCATACAGTTTGACCATCTTTAAGTCTATAACCGCCTAACAAATCGTCCTCATCGGTTTCAATTGTTATGTTTACTCTAATCATTTCTTTCTTAGCCTCGGCACAAGATTGAATGACACCCATTGTTTTACCATTACCAGATAAACCAGTAATAAAAATAGGATAAAACCTATTAGATTTTACAATAGATTTTACATCTGTATAATTACCAAATGGAACAAATATTGGATCTTTTTTAGGGACAATGTCGCCTACTAAAGATGATACAATATAAGCGGCTTCAGATTTTGATTCAACCTCATTAGCCGTATCTTTTTTGATAACTGGTTCTGGAACAGAAACGTCCTCACCGTCTACAGGTAATCTAAATAAAGATTTACCTAATTTGTAATCTTTATTTTTAATCAACCATTGTGGAGCATATTTACAGCCAAATTTTGCATTGGCTTTCTTTAACTGATCTACAGTTAACTCCTTTTTATTAAACATTGAATAAGCATGTTCAATAAATTGTGTTTGTTTAGTGTTTAGCATAGTGCTTTCCTTTCGTTTTATTAATATATCCTATCATAGTTCTATTCATAAAGCAAGCCTAAAAATTGTGTTATCCACATTGATTTTTACGCAACCTCCTCAATGAATTTATTTAATAGTGTTCTGGAAGTGATTCTTCCTTTCATACTTTTACTAAATAAATTTTTAATCTGACCTGGTTTTAAGCCTTCTTGTATTGTAGTAAGGTCAGTATTTTGTACGGCCATTGTTTTACCATTTAATAAAAAATACTTGTTATATCCTTTATGATATACAATAGCGCATTTTTCTTTAACAAATTTCTTTCTAATATCGGCAATAACTTTTTCTCTTAACATATATGATTTAAGTTGTCTAGTAAATCTGCCAACATCCCACCACTTAATAGTTTTTAAAACATAGAAACCAATTGTTTTTATATTATGTTCTTTTTGTATAAGAGTTAATAACAAAGCAGTCATATCTGATCTACTATCCTCATTAACATATTGTTTTTTACCAATCTTAATAACTGTTTTAATTGGAATATATTTGTCTCTACCATTTTTATCAGTGACTCTTAATTCATCTTTATGTGCTCTAATAAGTTTACCATCTTTGTCTTCTACAACTTTTGCGTCACCAGAATAGTTAGCACCACCATCAGTTAATGTAATGAAAGTCATTTTTTCAATATTATATTTTTTTCTGAATAATGGAACCAATTTTAAACAAGCAACTAAAGCTTCGTTAAGTGGTGTAGTACCTAAATTATATTGAGACGGCATATGAAATCTACTTCCTTCATATCTTTCCTCATTCCATAAACCTCTTCTTGAATAATGGCCATAACATAAACCCATATTGTAAATATACATTAAAGACTCTTCTAATTCTTTTTTCTTTAAATTATGATTTGCTAATTCAATTAAATTAAAGTTTTCTAAAAACATATTACCACTTTTAAATTTAAAACTTGCTTTTTGAGGATCCCTATCTCTATGGACTAACCCTTGTTTTTCACAATACTCGGTAGTAAATGCATATACTTTAAAAGGTATGTTAACTTTTCTACAAAAGTAAACTAAATTAATTAATTGATCTATAGTTTTTTTAAGATCAGCACACATACTACCAGACCAATCTAACAACATCATCATACCATGGTTTTTTTCTGTAGGTAAGATAGTTAATCTTTTAAAAATGTCTTCACTAAATTTGTAATCTTTTAATTTAAGTGGATCAATTGTACCTGTTTTATCAGTAGTTGCTCTCTTATAAGCAGTAGCAGATTTTTTCATTTCAAATTCTTTAACTAGATAGTTAACAGTTTTCATATTATCACTACAATACTTTTTAAAATCATTTTTTAACCAATTTAAATATTGAGTTGTACTAGATGATATTTTATATTCACCTCTAATATATTCTCTCATTTCTTTTAAGAAAGTTTTAGTTGGAACAATAACTTTATTTAAATCAGGTTCAGGTAAAGTCACATAATTATATTCAACATCACTGTCAGTAATTTTTTGAGTACTTTCTTGGTATTTTTTATCAGTAATTGCTATAAATTTTCTTGAATCTAAACCTTTACTTTCTTGATCTTCTGTTTTACCATCACCACCCTCAATTGATTTTTGATTTTCAGCATTGTCAACTTGTACATCTTCTTTACTAGCTTCACCATTGCCTTCTTTTTTTTCTTGAGGTTTTTCTTCTTTTTTATTATTACCATCTTCATCATCATTGTTAGGTGTTTCTGCTTTAGTTTCTTCAGGACCTTTATGATCGTCTTTTATTACATACAGTTTATCTAAATTACTACCTGAAAAATTTGGATCCTTTTTATTTTTTTCAGTTTGTTTTTTCTGCCAATTTAACATTTCTTTAGCTAACTTAACAACATCTGTAAAAGTTCTTATTGCATTAACTTTTTTAATCCAAATGCTTTCAAGGGTTGTAAAATGTATTGGTAATCTTTTTGAAGACTTATAGAACATATTAATTTTATCAATTAAATGTAAGTCTTTATTTAAATCTTTATCTCTAACTCCAAAGAAGTTAGCATTATTAAGAATATCAAAACCATTAAGGTAGTTTTTAGTAACACCAGGATATTTCTTTTGAATTTTTAAGTCTATTCTACAATCTTCTAGAACATTTACATAAGCACGTAACTCATCATCTGTAATTTTTGCCCATGATTTATAAGGAGTAAATAGAGCATGACTGCACTCATGGGCTATTAACATGTCATACACATCGGGAGATTTTGTTTTAAAAATTGGTAATGTAAGTACTCTATTCTTTACATCAAAAGAAGCTGTTCTAACATTGTTATGTTGAATGCTTATATTTTCGGTTGCTAATAATTTTGCTAGTTGTGATTTTTGATCTAGTGAAACTTTTGTAGTGGTTTTCTTTTTCATAATATACTCTTATCCTAAAGGAAAATGAAACGAAAAGCAACCATTATTTTTGACGGTTTTACTTGCTTTTTGAAATTAATTTAAAGAACATTACCAGAACAGTGGATAACTCTTGCTGATTCTCTATCTTCCTACTTGATTTAAGTACTTTCCTTTACACTCTTCCCAATTTAAGTATATCAAATCATCATAAAAATGTGATTCTTTAGAATATCTATTTGTTTTTTCTAGACTCTTTATTCTTTTAGAGGCATGTTTTTCTTTCCACACCTTAACTAATGCTTCGGTAGACGAATCGAATCGTTTCTTTAAACCATCATCTTTTACTTCGCCTCTTAAATACTCATATGTATTCTCATATAATCTTGCAAAGTATATACCTCTAGCATGATCTGTTTTTATATACTCTTTAGGTATACCAAGTCTTGAATAAGTAAACATATATGACCTATTTTTATGATCTCTTTTTAATGGTTGGCCATTGGCTCTTGTTGCCACATACCATTCAAAGAATTTTCTAGTATGATTTTTCTTTAACCATTGTTTAATTAAATTTTTAGTTTCTAATTGTGGTTCATATGAAACGGAACCCATAGTGAAACCCATACGTTTCCAATATTTTAAACCATCATATTGACTTAAAGTATTCGCTTTTGCCTTACCATATAAAGATGTTGTGGTAACACCAACTAACTTATCGCCATACTTTTCTTGCCATATTCTTTGTACATCATCTGATAAACATAGATATGCTAATAATTTACCACCAGTAAAACTATAACCTAAAGGTTGTGTTGGTACAATAGAGGAACCAATAGCAGTATGATTAATCATACCACCAAATGTTTTACTATGTCTATCCCAACCAATAGCACTATCTCTAGGAGTTAAATCCATAAAATCACCAGATATACAAATGACACCTAGATGTTTACCTGATCTGTTATCATTTACATTAAAGAATAGTTGTCTACCAATATTACTATTGTTTTTCATAGTAGACAAAAACGTTCTTAATGTATTCCAGTTTTCTGATAGTTGTTGAGTTCTTACTGCTTTACCGTTAAATCTTTTTGTAGTATCGTCTGTATATTCTAATACAGGTTCTAATTTATCATAGTCTTCAGGTGATTCTGGAATCCAGATATTATTTCTAACTGTATCTATTTGAGTTCTTTGTTCAGGTGATGTTAATATTTTTTCAGTACCATACAATGTAGTTGATTCGGTTGTAGGATATTTCTTATGTACTTCTTGCCACTTTTGGAATAATGTATACTCTTGTACGGTCATTTTAGACACGTATCCAAGGTCTTTTTCTATTTCTTCTTTAAGATGTTTTAGATCAACATCTTCTACTTTAGATATATCGTTTTCTTCTTGGAATTTCTTCCACTTTTTTTCAACGCCTTCTAAATCTTGTTTTTCATGTATATCAAAGTCTTCTTTATTCATAATATAATCCTATCAGAAATTAATCTGATTGTCAAGCTTACAGATTCTTACGTTTTTCGTAGAGTTTCATCTGTTTAGCAGCCTTCTTATAAGCCATATCCAGTTTCATTTTAGATACACCATCTATAAAATTCTTACCTAATATATGATCGTATTCATGTTGGAATACTCTACTAATCATACCATCAAGGTGGCCTTCTCTTAATTGTCCATCTTCGTCTTCGTATTTAACAACTACTTTTCTAGGCCTTACTATTGATAAGAATACAAAAGGAAAGGTTAAACAACCTTCTTTCATCATTACTGTTTCCTCACTTTTTGAAATTATAAATGGATTAAAACATGCCATCTTTAACCCTTTTTCTATAGATGGATGATCGCCTAATGTAAACATATTGAAAGGCAATCCAACCTGATTACAGGTTAAACCTAATCCACCATATTTTCTCATAGTTTTGAACATAGCGTCTGCTAATTCTTTTCTATCTTTAAAACCCTCATCTTTTAACATATCATCGCTAAAAGGTGCTATGGCTGAATTTACTCTCGGGTCTCTTGGTGGGACCAATTTTAAACCTTTTTTATCGTCCACTTCAGTGGTTCCCTTCTCCTTTATTTTGTCAGTATTTACTTGGTTTTTTGGCTTTGCCTTCATAAACGTTTGAGCATTATTAATATAATTATCCTGTTTAGGTATCTTCTCCCTTTTTGTTTGTGGTGGTCTCATTACATTTTTTTGTGTACTACCCATATTTTCTCCTATGTTGGTTGTAATCTTGTGAAATTTTTATACTTCTCAAACTTTATTATATTAGTAAATTTATCAAACATTATATCTCCCTTATGGGATATAATAAAGATGTTTTCTTTTGAAAGTTGTGTTATAATCTTAAAAAAATCATCTGTACCTTGACCGTCTAAACTGCCGTCAAATATTTCATCTAATATTAATAGATTGGTATTTGTACTATTTTTCATCTTTGCAATATGTCTCCAAGTAAATAACAATGCAAGGTCTATTCTCATTTTTTCACCCTCACTAAAGTTATTATAATTAAATGTATCTCTAAATCTACTCTTTACTGTTTCATTAAACTCCTCATCTAAATGAAACGATACAAAGAAATCCATGGCCTGTAAATGTTGATTAATTAAGCTGTTCATTATAGGAACATACTTACGTATAATCTGAGCCTTGGCACCTTTGTCATTTAATATCTCTCTTAATATATCTACGTAATCCTTTTGTTCAATTATTCTATCTCTTTCTACTTTACTATCATCTAGTTGTTGTTTTAAATCTTCTAGTTGTATTTTAATCTCTTTACCATCAACTTGTTTGTTTTCTAGTAGTCTCATTTCTTCATGTATTCTATTGCTAAACTTATTTATCTCGTCTAAAGATGTTTCAAATTTAGATATGTCAATATTAAGTTCATATATCTTTTCAGATACTTTATTCATTTCTGTTAATTTTAATTCTGTTTTGGCTATCTCACTTAATATATCTCTCATACCATCTGATAGAGTTTTTACTTTTGTTTTAGTAGTATTTATCTTTTGAGTTTTAAAATTTTGATCTATAGGTTGTGTACATGTAGGACAACTATCATTATTCTCAAAAAACTCTAATGTCTTTTGATGTGTCTTTAAATTGGTCTCAATCTTAGCTTCTAGTTTTGTTAATTTACTTACCTTGGTAACTACTTTATTTTTATTTTCTATTTCTTTTTTATGAGAACCTATTTGTTTGTTTAGTGATTCAATCTTTCTACCATACTCTTTATTATCTTCTTCGTTTTTGTTAATCAGCTGTTTTTTACCATCTAGGTCGTTCATATTCAAGTTGGAAATAGCATTGAAGTGATTTAACTCTGTCTCATACTTGGTTTGTATAAGGTCAGCTCGGTGTTTCATTTCAATAACTTTCTTAGCTAAATCTGATTGTTGACTTCTTAATATCAAGTCCATAAGACCAAACACTCTAATGTCTAAAATTTCCTCAACCACTTCTCGTCTGTATCTAGGTTTCATTTTCATAAACGGCTCGTATGATGATGATCCTAATAATACAACTTGTAAGAAAGACCTATAGTTAAGTCTCATTATATTTTGTTCTAGATATTTTTGATAGTCTATACTGTTGGCGTCTTGATTCATAAGAACACCATCTTGATATATTTCAAATAGATTTGGTTTAATACCTCTTACTATTTTATATTCTTTCATACCTACATTAAATTCTATTTCTACAATAGTTTCTGTATTGTTTATTGAGTTTACTATTTGTTCTTTCTTTATAATTCTAAATGGTTTATTAAATAAAACAAAACAAAGGGCGTCCAATAAAGTAGACTTACCTGATCCATTTGGTCCTATTACTAATGTTGTATGTGATTTATTTAAGTCTATTACTATAGGCGTATTACCTGTAGATAGGAAATTCTTATATGATATTTTTTTAAAGACTATCATCTTTTCCTAAAACCGGATTAATAGGCCTAATTCTAAAGAAGTATCTCCAACATGCTGATCTTACCATTGATACAACAGTAAATATTAACGCAATTCCTATACTATCTAAAATAGTTGGATATAATCCAAAGAATGGAAAGATATATAATTGAATAAGAATAGCTAAAATTAATCCACTACCTACATCTATAATACTTTCTATTATAGCTTTATTCATCTGTTATTGGACATAAATCTGGTATTGGTTCCAACTCCTCTTGCATTTTTTCTGATGGTGTTTTTAATCTTTTTTCTGCCTCTTTAATAATAGCGTGTGTATCAGACACACTTTCTTCCTTCATTTTACCTTCTGCTCTAATTTTATCCATTTCTTTTCTAACATACTCTTGATGTCTGGAAGATTTCATAGATGACTCTAATTCTTCTTTTTGTGATTCTAATGTTTCAACTTTTGGAATTTTATTATTCACTGGCCTCCGTGTATAATTCTTTTGCAAACTCTTTTAGTTTTGTCTTATCTAAATCAGTATCTACCTGTTCAATATAGTTACCTAAAAATGTTAATGTATCTTCGCCTTGATCTATAGTATCTACCTTAACTGTTTGTGTAATATCAGTTGTATCTTCATTAATAATCAATTCATGTACATTGGTATTGTTGTAAAATCTTTCTACTAGATTGCTATACATTTCTTTATTTTTACACCTGTTTACAAATAGTTTTACAAAACAATTATCGTAAGAGGATAAATCTAAATTGTCATAGTTTTCTTTTGTATCATCATATATTAATTTTTTAAATATAGGTAAAGGGTTCTCTATTCGTTCTAATTCTCTTGTGTCTGTATCAAATATATGAAAACCTTTTGGACAATTATAATCTGACCACATAATTTGATATTGTGTACCTAGATAAAAGATATGGCCATCATCTGATTTCTTATGAAAATGACCAGATAATACTTTTTCAAATCTTCTAAATTGTTCTCTATCAAGTCCTTGTTCATTTACAATTCCTCTATGCATTTCAAAGCCTTTTATTTCTAAATGACCCATAACAATTTGAGCTGTTGTATTATCTATTTTATATAAAGTATCTTCTATATTGGCTTCACATATCCATGGTATAAACAATATATCTAATCCACCAAGATTTATATCTGTTGCTCTTGTATATGTTGTAATTTTTCCTAGATTTAAATTTTGTATAGCATTTACTTCGTTAGTATTTTTATAATAGGTATCGTGATTACCCAATATAACGTGAGTATCTATATTCAATTCTTCTAATTTATCCCAAAAATTTAGTCTAAAATTGTGGGCTGTGTTGTGATTAATAAACTTACGTCTATCAACAACGTCACCTAAATGTACTAAACATTTTATATCGTTATCAATAATATAAGGAAAAAATTGTTCCTCGTAAAACTTATTTTGATAGTTTATAAAGTGTGGAGAATCATTACGGCAACCAAAGTGTGTATCATTTAATAGGGCTATTTTCATCTTTTTTAAAAAAATAATCTAAACTATTCTTACTCGTCCTTTTTTTACGTTTTATTTTACTTTTTGCTACTTCTTCAGCTATTTTCTCTTGTGAATCCATAGGTAAGTTCTTTTGTAAATACTCTGTCATTTGATTTTTAAACTCTCTATCGTCACCTGGTTGGAGAGCAAAGTCATCTAAATTTGATTTACTAATAAGTTTGTGTTTAATCGTCACTTGTTTTTTCTCTTTTTGTATTCTACGTATAAAAGCATAGTAGATTATTTGAGTAAAATAAGCGAAAGGATTGTTAGATTTTTTGCCATCAAAGTTGTCAAGGTATTGTAGACAGTTTTCTATACCATCTGAAATCATGTCATCTTTGAATGTGTAATTTATGAAATTTGGTCTATATGAAAGGTGATTGGCAATCTTCAAAAAACAGGATCCAAGGTAGTTTCCTACTGCTGGTTTATCTTGTTTTTCTCTTATTGCTTTTCGTACAGCTTTTTTGTACTTGTTCATCGCTTCCAGAAACTCTTTATTATTAACGTAGTGTTCTTTCTTCGTTTTTGATTTTGCAGTCATAATATAACTATATACCTTTTCGTTCAGTTTGTCAATGTTTTAAGGTTATAACACACCAAAAAAATTTCGGTTTTAGGCTAAATCAGCATTGACTTTTTCTGGAAAATATGTATAATGAACGGTGTAGCCGGTTGATAGAGAACCTCCAGCTAGGGGGATTATTAATGTAAAGTTCCTGGCTCATCATCTTCATCATAAAATCTGTCATCAAATATCTCATTTAACTTTCTATTTTCTTTAGTAGAAAACTTCATCATCATTGGCTGTCTTTTTCCATCTGCATTGGCCAATGGAATATCACCATACGTATCAACGACACCAAGATAACTCTTACTCATAGCCTCGTTGGCATTTGTAATAGTCATTATCTTATCTTTTGGAATTGTAATATGATTATCGTTAGTATAGGCCGTCCAACGTATCAATGCGATATAGTCTTTGAAACCATGCATTGTTATTTGTGGTACGTATTTTATCTGTAAAGGTTTATCAATACAAATTGTTTGATGTGTGGTATCCATTTGACTCTTTGAATTTTCCACAACGGCAACAATATCGTCCCCATTAATCAACTTAATGATTTTTATTTTTTCGGTTGTTGTTTTACTTTGTTCCATTTATTGTACTATTTCATCTCCTGTTTTTACTTTAGGTCTTGGTTTATCACAAATTGAACAATCACATTTCTTACACTTGCAATTCATACAAGTTTCGGGACAATGTGCCTCGCATTTACAGTTCTTACATTTTTCCATGTATATATTTATCCGTTCCCTAAAGTGTGCCAGTGTAATTTTTTCATCGTACATACCAATCTTCAATGGGGTCAGAAAATTTTCTTTTATAACCATTATTAATTAACAGATTATATATTTTTTTTCTATCAGGCATGCTATTATGTTCACAGGTAATTATTTTAATATCATATGAGTTGAAGTCAAATGCATTTAAAATTTCAAACTCACTTCCTTCGGTATCTATTGACAAATAATCAATTTGTTTTGGAGCATTATACTTAAGCAATAGGTCTATTAGAGAAATTGTTTTAACTTTATATTTTTTACCAAATGTGTTACGAAGTTTACTTCCTTTTCTGCCAACATTTGCATAAATATCAAGTGTTGAATATTCACTTTTGCCTGTATGTTTAGGAACTTCGTTAAAGACTAATTCATCACCAGATGTTTTCCATATACAATTTGTTTCAATAGCAGTCGCATTTTTGGTAAAATCTTGTCTATTTTGTTTTAAATCTTTGTGCCAACATTTTGCCGGTTCTGCTAAAATACCTTTCCAATTAAATTTTTTCTCTAATAGATAAGTATTACTTGAGTCAAATCCATCAGCTGCGCCAAATTCAATAAAATAACCATCACCCTTAAATTTAAATTCTTTAAGTACAAACATATCTTGTCTTTGTTGTGATCTAGATTCAGGCAAACAGTAAGCTTTGTAAAAATTTGATGTATTAATTTGATTAATAGGTCCAAACATATTCTGCCTTCTAACATTAAGAATAGTTTTAATTTTCATCATTTCCCTTTTACAGTACTTACATTTTTCCATTTTTCCTCGGTGTATTTAAATCTATATTGTGTATTTCATAATTAAAGTCTTCATCATTGTATATGTTTATTCGTTCTCTAAAGTGTGCCAGTGTATAATTTTCTTTTTCTTTATAACTAATATCATCTGCTATATCGTATAAAGTCGCAGCTGAATTATTATCTTTTAATCTTAATCCTCTTCCAATAGATTGTAAGTTCCTTATCCGTGACTTGCTAGGACTAGCAAAAATAATGTTATGCAAGTTCCGTATATTAATGCCTGTACTGAAAGTCCCATAACTTGCAACGATAATAGCTCCGTCAGACTTTTCGGTAATTTCTCGTATTTTTTCCCTATCGCCTGTATCCACTCCACCGTGGACATAAAATACTTGTTTGTCAACAGCTTTTGTTTTAATTGATTCATATAACTCCTTTCCATGTTTTTCTACATATTGAAACAAACATAAAGTATTGCCTTGTAAACTAGAGGCTAAGTTTCTTATATACTTATTTCTTTTTTCACTTCGTACCAAATAATCCATTTCTTCTTGGTACGTTTTGTCTTTTAACATATGTCTAACATCTTTGTCATGTTGTAATACTAAACATATAATTTTTAAATCGGCTAACTGTTTATTCTCTTGTAATTCTGTTGTTGAAGTTACCTTATTTACAGCACCAAACAATCCTTCTAATACCAACTTATGTGTTTTTGTACCATCTAAAGTACCTGTAAGACCTATTCTATATTTACACTTCTCTAATTTAGTCATTATTTTTGTAAGTGAAACTGCTTTAAACAAGTGTGCTTCATCACCCATTACCATACCAAATTGTTGAAACCATTTTTTAGGTTGATTGTATATTGATTGCCATGTAGATATTACTACATTTCTATCTGTATCTTTTTCATATCCTTGATATATTTTATGTACATTTTTCTCTGGTGTCCAACCATATTCTTTAAAATCTTTATGTAATTGTTCAACCAATGATGTTGTTGGCACTATAATAAGTATCTTTTTGTTTTGTTCTTTTAGTCTTATCATATTATAACGCACTAACATATAAACTATAAGTGATTTACCAGAGGCTGTTGGAGATAATAATAAACATCTATTCTTTTGTGTTGCATGGATAAAGGCCTCCTTTTGATAATCTCTTATTTCCATAGGTACTTTAAGTGCTTTTGTAAACTTATCTACCAATTCTAAATCAACTTTAGTATCAACTATTTTAGCACCATCTACTACTTGTATCTTATTATCATCACACCATTTAAGTATATAAGGATATAAACCGGCGTAAATTTGACCAGTTGCATAAGAAAATAATCTTATCTTTCCATCCCATACTCTGTTTCTATAGGCAGGAACAAACTTATAACCTGGCACTTCAAAGCAAAAATATTCTGATAACTCTCTACGTATAGAGGCGTCAGCTTCTATCTTTAAATAAACTTCGTTTACCTTGTCTACTATGATGTATCTTATATCTGGCATTACACAAAAGGTGGACCTACAATCCAACCTACCAAAACTTTTCTTATTCCTTTGGTCACCGGATGTACTTTATGCCACATAAATGATGGAAAGGTTACAATTGTACCAGTTGTAAATCTAGTTTTAAAATGTATATTCTTATTGATTCCTTTAGGATTTAAATTAGCTATTTCTAATTCACCACCCTCGTAATCTTCATTTAAACATAAAGTAAAACTTATCTTTCTAATAAAACCATTAGGGTAAGGCTTAATATGTGAATCTATATGCCAATCATAATGGTCTCCTTCTTCGTATACTGTATACTGAAAGGGTTCAAATTCTTTTATATTAAAATTCCAATCTGCTTTTACATTATGATTAAAGATAACATCTTCCATATCTTTATATAATTGATTATTTTCCTTAATCCATGCAACCTTGGAACTTCTATTCTTATTATTGCCGTCTTGTATAGCGGCTTTTTTTAATCTTAATTTATCTGAATTTTCTATTATAGTACTACAATAGTTTTGATTGAATTTTGAAATTGAAACGCAATTGTTATTAGTTAAATACATTATACAGCTCCACTAGTAAACCTTTTCCAGTCTATTGCGTTCTTGATAGTAAATGTTCTATTGGAGATTTGTCTTAATGATCTATCTAAAAAATCTACAACTGCTTCTAGATACTTAACTTTTTGATTTGCTTTTTGCCACTCTGGATCAGCTTCAATATATTGTCCTACATCTGCTTTAAGTATTTTTAAATGAAAAGGTTTAAGTATATAAACTTGTGGGTCTGATTTACCTGTGTAATATTCCCACTTATCCCTTTTAATTGTTCTAAACTCATCTTCAGCACGTACTAATAATAACTTAAATTTAGTTAAAAATTTTAAAAACTTATTGTGTATTTGAGGTGTTTGTAAAGACGCTATATCTAATTCAATATCATTAATCTTTAAATCTTTTTCAGCAATTTCTTGTAATTCTTCCAATGTCATAATTTATCCTTTTCACATTATTATATCACAAAAACCTTTAAAAGTAAAGTCTGATTAAGATGTTGTAATAGTTGTTTTTGATGATCCTGTTACAGCAAAATCATATATTTTATAGTCAAACGTAACAGACGCCGTTAAATAATCAACATCTGTTGCTTGTTGATTGTAAGGAAGACCAGTTAATGAAATAGGAAATACATCACTAAATCTAACTTCTACAACTGAATTGTTTTTATTTGATAGTACAGATAACGTAGCATCCGAAAAAAGACCACCTGTTTTTGGTGGTGCATATTTTGATCGGCCAGCGTCACCTAATATGTTTGATGTACTACCAGGAAATCTAGTATTACCACTTTTTAAAAGATTTGCATGTTCTTTATGGTCACCTGGAAATCCTAAGCCTCTTAACCAACCATGTATCTCTCTATAATTTTCTAAATTTTCATCAACTAAAAATGAAATAGAAAGTCTCTCGTAATTTAACTTGTCACCAGGTAAAGGTATATCTTTAAGTGGTGTTGGTTGTGTTTGAGTATCAGCCAATGCAATGCCAGGTATATTAGCTGAAGTACAAAAATATTCTACTTTAGGTAACTTCATTATGCTAAATTTAAATTGTGTTGGACTAGCGTAATCTAACTTCGTTGGTTGTCTATCCATTGCTGTTGTCATAGTATTAAAATTCCTATTATTAAACCTATTATTATTCCTTCACACCAAAATGCCCACCTATGTGAACCTCTGGCTGTGTGTTTGTTTATAAACTCTTTTGTCCAATCATTCATATTACTATTTATCTGTCTCCTTTTCAACCTTTTCAATTATTACTGAGCTATCTGTAGGTTTATTGAATAAATTGTTGTCAATAAATCCAACATAACACAAGATAACTAGTAGCATTATAACTTTAATACAAACTATTACAAGTAGTATTCCTAATATTGTTCTCAATAAACTTTTCATAAACATATTTATTTATTTTCTTTCCCATACTTTTAACTTACCGTCTTCATCAGCATACAACATTTCTTGTTTATTCTCGTTCGGTTTATTAGTACGACAAGTATCCCAGCAAGCTTTAGGACCTCTATTTTGTTTTAGTTGGTCATAAAATTGTTTCCAAACATCTGATTCAATTATATCATCTATACATTTATAATCTTTTAGTTGGCTTGCGTCTATCATTTTTTTAAATTCTGGATCGGTCATATTTTCATTTGTATCACATCTACAACATGGTATTACTTGACCTCTATTTGTAATAGCAAGATTCATATTACCCTTAATACACATAGGTACTATTTTAGTATCTTCCTGGCCAGGAAATTTATTTTTTCCGGGGGTAATTTTACCATATTCATTATATTCTGTTATATGTGGAAAATTTAATTTAATCTCTGTCATTTTTTCTTTTCTTTAAGTCGTCTCTTTTTATATGTTCGGGTAAACCTAAATAATCAGAGCCATCTTTTAATGTAGGGTGTTGATACCTTGAACCATCTGGATTCGCATTCATAATATCATCTGGTGCCGACCCAACTAGATTATTGTCTTTCGGATCCCATGTTTCAGCATAGTCACCTCTTGACTCTATTCTATTTTTAGGCATTAACCTATCATCTGGACCTAACCATCTACCACTATTTATTAAATTAAAAACTATTCCATTATCTTCGGCCAGTTTAACACATTCTTTTATTGAATTTTGATTATAGTTAAAAACTATCATTTGCCATATAGGTTTTTTCTTTAAATATTTTTTAGACATGATCGCTCTTTTAAAATGCAATTCACCATCTTGATGTACTCTATATTTGTGACTATCTTTAGGAAGACC